CTATATTGGTTATTATGAGACCGAAACAAGGGTGAGATACTACACAGTTAATAATGATGGTAGGGTTGTTTCTGATAATAAACATAATTATGCGGGTACAAGACCTTACTATAGAAGTATTGGCGCATCACCTGTTACGGATAACGAATTTAGAGGATTATGAAAATAATAATAACAGAACGACAATTTAAACTAATTGAACGTGTTATAGATAACGAAGTTTTTTGTGATAAATGTAATTGGAATTGGAGTTTAGATGATGGAGGTAATGACCCGTTTATTTGTCATAAATGCGGTCACGATAACGAACCTAAGCCTGAACCAAATGTTTTTACTTATAAAACGCTTGGAACTTTTAATGCGGGTACGAGTAGATTTAAGTATTTTAATGAATTAAAACCTGTAAAATATGACCCATCAATTCCTGATAAAGTAAAATTGTTAGATATTAATGATGACGAAACTTATATTGTCGATAAATCAGAATTTAAGATTGGTAAAGATAAATTTAATAACGTTAATGGAAGGGTTACAGAAGAATATTTTTTAAAAACATTCTCACTTAACAAAAATAATGAAACTCCTGATAATAAAATTAAACCTACTCCACAATTATTAGGTATCACACCATATAATATTAGACTAGCATTAAAAAAAGCATATCCTTTAAATTGGATGGGTAAAGATACATTATATTCTCAGGGTCTAAGAGGTGTTAAACCAATAGGTTCTTACTTGAACCCTAAAACTAATGAAGATTGGTCAATAATGAATTTTTTTGATACTAAAAAAGAAATCCACGATGAATTGAAAGTTCAATATCTTTTAGAAGAAAGTGACGAAAATATTGTAGAATGGTTAACTAAAGTATTTAACCCGAATAAAATTAAAGACGAAGATAAAGTTATTGAAAAAGAGAAAAAAGTTAAGGGGGTAAAATTTCTTAACCATTTAATTCAAAGACAAATGAAATCGTTTAAAAGTGGGTTTGTTAGAGAACACGATTCAGTTAAGTTCTTTTTAAAAACGTTACCTTCAGGTTCGAAAGTCACCACATATAATCCAGGCGAGAAGATGGATAGATGGTGTGGCGTTGATGTTACAATAAATGGAGTTAATTATCAGATTAAACCATTAAGTACTTTTTCACCAAATAATAAAGGTCAAACGGTAATTAACACATATAATATGAAAGATTATAAAGATTATAAGAAAACTGTTGATGAAGATGGAAAGGTTATTTGTCCTGGTATTGATAAAATAGCATTTTCCAATAGTGAGCAATCTTTAGTTTTTGATAATAAAAATTATGTGGTAATAAATAATGATAAAGCAATATTTAACGAAAAACCTATAATTTATAAATAAAGATGGGACTACCAAAAAAAAGTAATATTAAAAAACATATTCCATTGACGGAATCAAAGACTCTATTACCAAGAAGATATGAGTTATTAGATAAAATCAATAAGGATGGTACGTACTTACCAAAGTCGTTATTACACGCGGATTTGGACGGTGGTTTTTTAAATTTTGTTAAAACTGATTTACAAACAATTGTTGATGGTAAAAAAATCCCAATGGTGGATATTTTAATAACAACTCAAAATTGGTCACAATTTATTGAGACTTGGAATTTCCAAAATATCGACAAAAATGCTGAACCCCCATTTATTACGGTGGTTAGAATGCCTGAAGTTAAATTTGGAACAAATCCGGCAGTTGTTTACAATATTCCAAATAGACGACAATATTTTTACGCACAAGTACCAACATTTAATGGTCAAAGAAACGGAATGGATATTTACAAAATCCCTCAACCTATTCCTGTTGATATTACTTATCAAGTTAAAATTGTGTGTAATCGAATGAGAGAATTAAATGAGTTCAATAAAATTGTATTGGGTGAATTCGCATCAAAACAAGCCTACACAAACATTAAAGGACATTACATTCCAATTGTCCAAGGTAATATTTCTGATGAATCGGTTAACGATTTAGAAAAAAGAAAATATTATATCCAAACATATGAATTCACTATGTTAGGGTTTTTAATTGATGAAGATGAGTTTGAGGTTTCACCGGCAATAAGTCGTGTTCTACAAGTTTACGAATTACAAGTCGATAAAGATAAAAAGAATAAAAGACAAAACTCAAATCCAAGTAGTACGATTTCAAATGTTTTATTTGTTGTCGGTAATGACACTATCAGTCAATTATTCGATTATACCGTTAATTTAAATTTAGGTGAAACCCAAAATATTGAGACTTTTGACGCGTTTATTAATAACCAGTACATTGGTAGTGATGTTAGTGAACTACAAATTAACACGAATGATGTTTTAAAAATTATAGCAACAAAAAAAGATGGCACTTTAGAAGCGTCAATCACTCTTAATAATCTGTTACTTTAATCTTCACCGTAAATATCCTTCTTTTCCTTACATTTCTCAACAATTAACTTTTCTAAAAATCGGTATATTTTTATACCTCTTTTATCACAGTAATTTTTCAAAATTTCGTGAACTTCTTCAGAGATTTTCAAATTTTTAATCTTCTTATTGTCTTCAGCCATAGTAGAAAAAAGGTAGAAAATAATCTACCTAAAATATAAATACCTTGATGAAAGTAAAGTATTTTGGTTTTTTTCGGAATATTTATCAAATAAATAAATCTTTTAAGAAAAACAAAAAAATAATGGCAACATCTACAAACAGTAAAGTATTTGTTTCACCAGGAGTTTACACTTCTGAAGTTGATTTGAGTTTCGTAGCACAAAGTGTGGGGGTAACCACATTAGGTATCGTTGGGGAGACGTTAAAAGGTCCCGCATTCGAACCTATTTTTATCCGTAGCTTTGACGAATTCTCAACATTCTTCGGGGGTAATTCACCTGAGAAATTCATTAATACTCAAATCCCTAAATATGAGGCATCTTACATTGCTAAATCTTATTTACAACAATCTAACCAATTGTTTGTTACAAGAATTTTAGGTCTTTCGGGTTACGATGCGGGTCCGTCTTGGTCTATTACTACCAAAGCAAATGTCGACCCATCAACAATTCATTTCAAGTGTTTAAGTGCGATAACCGCTAACTGTGTTAGTGAATGTGTATCATATGTTGAGTATGATTTTGAAATACCATTCACAGGATGTACTAATTCAACAACGAGTATTTCATTTAACACAACAGGTGTACCACAACAACTTTTAAATAAATTAAACTTACCATATGAAAATTTTAATGGTAGTGTTAATTCAATTGATAGTAATTTAAGAAGTCAAGTTTTTGATATTATGTTAACTCCAAGTAAAGAAGATACTTCGATTTACTATTACGGTGCGGTTCCGGAAACTTATTATAGTGGTAACACTGATTTAGGTTATACCGCAAGAACTAACGTATTCCAAGCTGACACTATGAATGCGGAAACTGTTAATTACTCAGCACCCGCAAATGACACTTGGTATTACTCATTATTCGATAACAACGGAGGTGGTAATTATTCAGGGTCATCGTTCTACACTTATTTAACAGGATTAACTGAAACCTCAAATTTATCAAATTGTGCATCATTCTTTAACTATTCTGTAAATGGTAACGTTTTAACTTATGTTTCTTTATCTGGTGGTTCAGGTTACTCTAACGCTACAAACGTACCAACAACATATACAGGTTCAGGTGAGGGATTAACTGTTAATATTTTAACAGGTGGTGGTGTAATTACAGGTCTAACAATTAATCAAGCAGGTACAGGTTACCACGTTGGAGATATAGTAACAATAACAACAGGTGTTGCTAACGCAACTATCACCGTTAACTCTATAGGTTCGACACCCGGTAATATTAACTACAATAATAACACTATATACGCGTATGTCCCTAGTAATGTAGACACAACACAAATTGTTTCAACATTTAGTGCTTGTACTACAGATGTGACAATTAGTTCAGTATCACAAGTTAGTAATCAAACTGAAAATGATTTCACAACTTGTTTAGTATACACGTTAGTTTCTGAAGATAGTACATTAACGACTACTTGGACTGTGTGTGTAAGTAATGACATCGCTTGTGACCCAGCAACAACAGGTAACACAGGAACAATGAATGTTGGTTCAACAACAACTTGTTATAGTGGTTCAGTAGTTGGGACTTACTTTGTATTATCGGGACAATCTTTCTTAGATTACGATGATTTAGTAGTCGCTACCTTACGTTCAAGAGGTCTTTCTAACTATTCAACTGAAAACGGAGCGGTATATGAAGTATCAGGATTAACACAAGTTAGTTTAGATACGACAGGTCTTTATTCGGGAGTAACTAAAAACCCTTATTCAACATTTGTGATTAACGCAACAGGTAGAACAGGGACTAATTTTTCATTTGAAACATCATTCTCAAATTCTGATTCAAAATATATTAGTAAAGTATTAGGTTCAACTAACTTCTCTAAAGATAGAAATTCAGTTCCTTTATTTGTTGAAGAAAAATACCAATCATTATTAAATTACGCTTGGAGAAAAGGTTACATTAGAGGTTTAAGTTCTAGTTTACAGGCATTCCCTGATGCTAGACAAGGTTCTGACCCAACTTCATTAGGTTTTTACTTAGAAAAATATCAATCACCGGTATCACCTTGGGTTGTTTCGGAATTAAGAGGTAACAAAATTTACAATCTATTTAAATTCACAACAATCGCTGATGGTGACGCAGCTAACACTGACGTTAAAATATCAATCGCAAACATTTCTTTTGGAAATGGTACTTTTGATGTATTGGTTAGAGATTATTTTGACTCTGATTCGGCTCCTGTGGTTATTGAGAAATTCACTAATTGTTCTATGGACCCAAATCAAAATAACTTTATCTCGAAAAAAATTGGTTCATCTGATGGTGAATACCAATTGAATTCAAAATATGTTATGGTAGACGTTAACGAAAACGCACCATCAGACGCATTACCTTGTGGTTTTGAAGGTTACGAAACACGTTCTTATATTGGTTCACGTTCTCCGTTCCCAATCTTTAAAACTAAATATGACTATCCAGGTGAAGTTATTTATAACCCACCATTTGGTTTATCATCAGGAGCTGATGACGCAATCAGAAGTAATGGTGATAATGTTCGTAGAACTTATTTAGGAATCTCAGATACCGTAGGTTATGACGTTGATTTCTCATCTTACAAAGGTAAACAATTACCATTAGATGTTTGTACTCAAACAACAGGTGCGGGATGGGCAACCAAAACTAAAGGTTTCCATATGGATAACAGAGCGTCAGCAATTACGGTTAATAACACCTTCTATGCAAGTTACTTCGATGTTGAAGAACAAAGACTTAGATTATCGGCTATCACAAGTGCAACAACCGCATTCTACGTAGGTTCTGATAGTTTCAGTTCTGACCCTTCAAACGAATCTAACCCATATTACAGATTATACGCACGTAAATTCACTTTAACAGTACAAGGTGGTTTTGACGGATGGGACGTTTATAGCGAATCAAGAACAAATACTGATAGATACGTATTAGGTAGACCAGGTTATTTAAAAGGGTCTTGTCCTTCAGTTAAATACCCAACGGCAACAGGATGGGGAGCATTCAAACAAATTACAGTTGGTGACAACACTCAAGATTGGGGTAATACCGATTACTACGCTTACCTATTAGGACAAAGAACATTTGCAAATCCTGAAGCGGTAAACATCAATGTATTCGCAACTCCGGGTATTGATTATGTTAACCATTCTGATATTGTAGAAAGTGCTATTGATATGATTGAAAACGATAGAGCGGATTCAGTTTATATCTGTACAACACCGGATACTCAAATGTTTACACCTTCATATGTTTCTGAAGATTTAATTTACCCTCAAGAGGCGATTGATAATTTAGAAACAACAGGTATCGACTCTAACTACACTGCAACTTACTACCCTTGGGTATTAACAAGAGATAGTGTTAACAACACACAAATCTACTTACCACCAACTGCGGAGGTGACGAGAAACTTGGCATTAACTGACAACATCGCATTCCCTTGGTTCGCGGCGGCAGGTTACACAAGAGGTATCGTAAACGCTATCAAAGCTCGTAAAAAATTAACTCAAGAAGATAGAGACGTTCTATACAAAGGTAGAATTAACCCTATCGCAACTTTCTCAGATGTGGGAACAGTTATTTGGGGTAACAAAACTCTTCAAGTTAGAGAGTCGGCATTAGATAGAATCAACGTTAGAAGATTGTTATTACAAGCTCGTAAATTGATTTCAGCGGTTTCAGTGAGATTGTTGTTTGAACAAAACGACCAAAAAGTAAGACAAGATTTCTTAGATGCGGTTAACCCAATCTTAGACGCAATCAGAAGAGATAGAGGTTTATACGATTTCCGTGTAACAGTTTCATCTGATGCTGCTGACTTAGACAGAAATCAAATGACAGGTAAGATTTATATCAAACCAACTAAATCGTTAGAATTTATAGATATCACATTCTATATTACTCCAACAGGAGCATCTTTCGAAAATATTTAAAAAAACAAAACAAGTCGGTATTTATAATATCGGCTTGTTTTTTAGCCTTTTAAAAATAAAATATGAAAAAATATAGGAATTTAAGAGAAGGACTTGATGAGTCCGGAACCCCCGATATGAAGTATTACGCTTTTGATTGGGACGACAATATTATGTATATGCCGACAAAAATCATTTTAAAAGATGAAGAAGGTGAAGAAGTACCAATGTCAACTGAAGATTTCGCAGAATACAGAATGGAAATAGGTAAAGAACCTTTCGAATATGAAGGACATCAAATTGTTGGATTTGCTGATTTACCATTTAGATATTTCTCAACAACGGGTGATAAAAACTTTATTGTTGATACAATGACCGCAAGTGACGGACCGGCTTGGCCTGATTTTGTTGAGGCAATTAATAATGGTTCAATCTTTTCAATTGTAACGGCTAGAGGTCACACACCTTCAGTTATGAAAGACGCAGTATACAATCTAATAGTTTCAAATCATAATGGTATAGATTCGACCGAATTAGTTAGAAATTTAGAAAAATATAGAGATTTAGCTGATGAAGAAGAAATATCAAAACCGGAAATGATTAAGGAGTATTTAGACCTTTGTAAATTCTATCCGGTGACCTATGGTGAAGGTTCAGCCACTAACCCTGAAGAAGGTAAGATAAAAGCTCTAAAAGAGTTTGTGGGTCACGTAAAACACCTTTCAAAATTTATAGGCAAAAAGGCTTTCTTAAAAAATGACATTGTTAATAAAGAACCTCAAATAGGTTTTTCAGATGATGATTTAAGAAACGTGGAAAAAGTTAAAGGACATTTTGAAAATGAACCAGAAAATATTATAAAGACATATTCAACTGCTGGAGGAATAAAGAAAAGATATTAATAAATAAAGAATAAATTAATATTAATATAAAAATTAATTAAACTAGATATTTATTACTAGAAAGATATTTTAAAAATAATTAGAAGTAAATAGAAAAATCTTTCGATTGATATTTATCAAATAAAATAAACACTAAAATAATAAAAAAAGAACAAGATGGCTGATTTATTAATGAAAATGCCGATACCATACGAACCTAAAAGACAAAATAGGTTTATAATGAGATTCCCTTCAAGTTTGGGAATTAATGAATGGTTCGTTGAAACGGCTTCAAGACCACACATTACTATTAACCCGGTTGAGGTACAATTTTTAAATACGTCAACTTATGTTGCAGGACGTTTTACTTGGGGAACAATAAATGTTAAATTCCGTGACCCGATTGGACCTTCAGCTTCACAAGCATTAATGGAATGGGTACGTTTATGTGCTGAGTCAGTTACAGGACGTATGGGTTATGCTGCGGGTTACAAGAAAAATGTTGACTTAGAAATGTTAGACCCAACAGGGGTTGTTGTTGAAAAATGGATATTAGAAGGAACTTGGTTATCTGACGTTAACTTCGATTCATTAGCGTATAACTCTGATGCTATTGCATCTATTACCGCAACACTTAGACCTGACCGTTGTGTGTTAGTTTACTAAAAAAATTTTTTCATATATGATTTTTATAATCCACATATTAAAGTATGTGGATTTTTTTGTTTTATATGTTTAGTAAAAACTAAAGTAAACTATATTTTTTAATAAAACAAGTAAATTATGGATGCAGACTTATTAAAAGCGGCGACGGAAAGTTTTAACTTACCTCACGACGTTGTTAAATTACCTTCAAAGGGTATTTTGTATAAATCAAAGAAAAGTTCAGTTAAAGTGGGATATCTTACGGCTGAGGATGAGAATTATTTATTAAATAATGATTCAAAGGAACATATCGTAATGACTTTATTGAGAAATAAAGTTTATGAACACGATTTAAGACCGGAAGAAATGATAGATGGTGATGTTGAAGCAATATTAATCTTTTTAAGGAGCACATCTTTTGGTCCTGAATATAGTCTTAATTTGATTGACCCTAAAACCTCAAAACTATTTGAACATACGGAAATATTAAATGAATTAAAAATTAAAGAAACTTCAGAAACTCCGGATGAAAATGGTGGTTATTTAACTAAACTTCCAAAATCAAATGTTACGGTTAAAATAAAACCATTAACATTTTATGAGGGAATTGAAATTGATAAAATGGCGGACCAATATCCTAAAGGTAGAACGGCACCAACAGTTACTTGGAGGTTAAATAAACAAATTGTTGAGGTTGACGGTAATAATGACCCGGCAGTGATTGCTCAATTTGTTAGTACTTTACCTATTATGGATTCAAAACACATTAGAAAATTTTTAAGAGATAATCAACCAAGTTTAGATTTATCTAGACAAACTTACGCCCCGTCAGGAGAATTGGTTACGTTTAACGTATCCTTTGGGGTGGACTTTTTTCGTCCTTTCTTCTAATTACAACAAACAATTAATTGATGAATATTATTTGTTAAGTAAAATTTTAAGGACTCAATATAGTGAGTTTCTTAAAATGCCGACTTATATCAGAAAATATCTTGTAGACAAAATCATTGAAGAGTATACACCAAAGTAAAACATTGCTTTGGTGTATTTATATTATATAATATAGAGAAATATGGGATTTTTAGTAGGAGAAGATGACGATGATAAAAAATCAAGTTTAGCGAAATCCGTTAATGATACGTTTAGTACCGCTAAATCTATAGCTGAGAGTAACGCTAGTTCTGCCAAAATTATGGAGATTTTGGAACAAATGGACGGTGTTTATTCAAGATTGTCCAAGACTATGGGTCTTGGTCGAGAATCGGCTCAAGCGATTAAATCATCTTTAGGTGATGCGTATTCAGATGTCGCTAAGTTGGGTGGGTCAATGGCTGATATTGAATCTATCCAAAAAGGGTTAGTCGGGGCTTTGGGGACTAATGTTCTTGCAAGTAAAGAGGCCTTTAAAGATATTTATGCGGCGGCGTCGGTCACTAATCAATCGGTTGATGCTATTACAAAAAAGTTTGTTGATGCTGGTTATAATTTTAATAATATTGGGAAAGAAACTGAAAAAATTGTTAACACCGCAAGGTCGTTAGGTGTAAGTGCTGAAGCGGTTTCAAGGTCGGTGTTAAGTAATATGGAGGCGTTAGACACACATAATTTTTCAGGTGGTGTTGATGGTTTGGCAAAAATGGCGGCAACCTCTGCAGGATTACGTGTTGATATGTCAACAATTTTAAAAGCGGTTGATAAAGCCTTTAATCCTGAAGGTGCAATTGAAATGGCCGCGGCTTTCCAAAGGTTAGGTGTTTCTCAAAGTGAGTTATTAGACCCGATGAGGTTGATGAATATGTCACAAAATGACCCTGAAGCTTTCCAACAATCAATCGCAAAAATGGGGGCGAGTTTGACTGAACTTGATGAAAAAGGTAACGTTAAAATAGCACCTGGAAGTATTCGTAGGATGAAAGAATTAGCGGACGCCGCGGGTATACCTCAAGGTGAATTCGCTAAAATGTCTAAAGCGGCCGCTGAGCTTGATATGAAAATGTCCAAATTAGAGTTTCCCGATTTTGCAACCGACGAACAAAAAACTTTATTGGCTAACATCACCCAAATGAAAGATGGGCAGATGCAGATTAAGGTTGATGGGAAAATGAAGGATATGAATGAAGTCTTACAAGGTTTCAAAGGGGATGAAGAAGGTCTGAAAAAATTCTTATCAGATAATCAACCAAAGTCAAATGAAGAACTATTAACGGAACAATTAACCGTTGCTCAAAAAATTGCTGCAAATACTGAATCATTAAAGGGTAAAACAGGTTACGCAATGGCGGGAACTAAAAAAGGTGAGGAAATGATAGTTGCGACAGGAACAATTGCAAAGGCGATTACCGATTCTTTTAATAAAGAACTTGATATTAGTAAAATGAGAGAAGGACTTGATGGTCATTTAACCGCAATGGGAGATGCGTTATTGAGTTTTTCTAAAGGTGAGATTGATTTTACTGAGTTACTTGGTAAGGCATCAACAGGGATTGCGGAATTTACAACAAGTATTGGGGATGTTGGTGGTAGAGTTCTTAAAAATTTGAGTGATGAGGGTGTTAAATTAAGAGAAGGTAACCCTACTGAACAAACCGCCTATTATGGTACAATGAAATTAGCCGGAATTGCTGCGGATGCGGAAAAAATAAAAACAAACCCAATTGAGGACAATAAAGCCGTTAATAAAGCAAATCCAATTAATACTGATTTACAAAAATTCACGGGTGATTATCGAAAAATTGTTGAATATCAAAAACCTGAAAATCTTAAAGGTGAATCTAAAACATATCACTCAGGTAAATTAAATATGGACATTAATGTTAGTATGCCGGCGGGTATGGATAAAACAACGTTTGAATCGTTAATGAGAACTCCTGAATTTAAAGAGGGTATTTTAAAAATGATACACGACTCTCCGTCACTGAATAATAAAAGTAATGTTACCGCTAAAGGATAAAAATTAAGTAGTATTCTATTTATATATAAAATAACAAACAATGCCGAATAGTACTTTATCATTTGCGTCAACCTCATCGTTTAGAGACGCGTTGATGGCCAAAAACTTATCAACGTATACGGTTACAGGTGTTTATACCCCACCGTCAGGACCTCTAAACTATGAGGTGGTTTTATCTCAATCTCCCGTGGTGGATTCACCTGATGGGTTGATTGCTAATGACCCGTTTGCTCAACAATTATATCCTTTAAACGCCTATGGTCCAAATGGGGGTTATAATATTAATATAACATATAACGGTCCGTTACTACCTGTAACACCAAATCAAGGACCTTATTCCCCAAATCAAAGTTTACTTCTATTAAGTAATAATTTGTACCTTAATATATTACCGTCATCGCCGGCAATTAAAAATTTATTTATTCCTGCGGGTGGTTACAATTATGTATATAATGTAGTGGATACTCCGATTGCGACACCCAATTATTTTTTACCATATGGGTTATCGACTTTTGTCCCTTCAATTTATTCACCATTTGAGATATTATCATCAAGTAATCCAACAGGGAGTGATGGTACATTATCACAAGATTCGTTTATTGCTCGATTAGGTGCGAAACAATTAAATTTCTTATTTCAAGAACGAATTAATTTAGAGATACTACAGAATACTGTTGGTAAAGTTAATTTACAATCGTTATCTGACCCTTTTGAGGCTAGTTTATTAGTAACGGGTCAACAACCATTAGTTTATCGTAATTGGAGGATTACAGTACCTGAATCACCCGTTACCGCGGCGATTGATTTTGCCACTCGTATTTCGGGGGCTTACTGGCCGGTGTCGTTTATACCCGGTGATTATTTTGACGAGAACACTAAAGGTGGTCAACAAACACAACAAACATCAACTGCGTTAAATGTTGTTAATCAATTAACGGGTGGATTCTTAGGACCGATTTTAAATAAAAAACGTAATCCTTCACAAATATTTTTAGCGAACACGGGTAATGGTCAAAGGTCTGTTTTGTTTAGTAATTTAGATTTTAATAGATACCAACCTGGATATAGAAAAGATTTTGGTGGTATATTAGGGATTGGACAAGCGATTGTTAATTTAGCGGTAAGTTTAATTAACCCTAATGGTACTTTAACCGGTGGTTATTACGTTGGTAACACTAATGCGGAACCAAGTACAATAACATCACCCCCAAATCAAATACCTGTAAATCCTTATGGGGAACAAGTTGCGACACCTGTTTATGGTCCTTCAGAATTAGGGATTTTATATGAGGGGAATGATGGTAAGTTAAATTTTGGTTTAGCCGGTAAATCACTTAGTGATGGTGGTGGTATTGGTGGTGGTTTTGTTTGGACTTCACCAAAATATAGACCAAACGCAGGTTTCCACGCAACTCCAGGTGGTGGTAGTGGTAGTGTTGATGAAGGGTTTAGTGATATTAGAAGTCAATATGATAATGGTGAGTCAACTAGTATCACATTCAAAGAAAATTCGATATTAGATAACACCCAACGTATTATTGACTCGGCGGATAACGTTTCGGGTATTAGTCGATTAAAACACGTTGGTAATGCGATGAATCAAGTTAGTAAAGTATTCCACGATGGGTATAAAGAAATGACTAAAGGTTCTCAAGTAGTTTCATATAGTGATGATACAACAGGTGGTGAAAAAGGTATTGAATATTGTCGTGTATTTACTAAAGATACTCCATATTACACATACGCCGATTTACAAAAAACTGATGGTATTACAACATCAGGTAGAAGATTTACTAATTCAGTCTTAGATAATACGTACAATCTTAATATTGCCCCACTTAAAAATCCTGGGTCAACTAACATTATTGCGGGTGACGCGTCAGGTATTGGGGGGTATGCTAAAAAATATATGTTCTCAATTGAGAACTTGGCTTGGAGAACATCAAGTCGACCGGGTTATACTTATGATGAGTTACCTGTTTGTGAGAAAGGACCAAATGGTGGTAGAGTAATGTGGTTCCCACCTTATGATTTACAATTTTCGGATTCAAGTCAAGCGAGTTGGAATTCAACAAGTTTCTTGGGTAGACCTGAACCAATTTATACTTATAAAGAAACAAGTAGAACGGGTAGTTTATCTTGGAAAATTATTGTTGACCACCCTTCGGTTATGAATACCGTAATTGAGAAACAATTAAAAGGACAATCAAAAGAACGATTAGATTCGATAATTGATTCGTTTTTTGCGGGTTGTGTTAAATTTGATATCTATAAATTGGCCATTAAATTTAATACGATACCAACTAAAGATTTGTATACTTATCAGGAAATATTGAGTAACCCTCGTTTAACTGATAAAGAGGTTGTCGGACAGATTAATAAAGAGATAGGTAAAGATAATTCAAATAATTCTGGGTCGGCTCAAGCCAATGTTGGTGATTCAAACGGTACTCAAACGGTGACCCCCGATTCTTCAATAAAAGATTTTGAAAATAAATATTTGGACTTTGCTTTCTATTTTGAAAATGATATACCGGGTAAAAACCCAAATACGACAACGACAGAGGAGTATCAATCAATATATGATACTTACGTTTCGGATAGTAACATTGTGAAATATGTTAAAAATTCGGAATCGGCATTTAAAGATGGTGATGTTAACCGAAATGTTAAACCATTTTTTGATACGGTTATTAAAAGTAATTATACTTTATTTGCCGGTGGTGATAAAAATTTTATAACTGACGCTTACGACATATTGTCTAAAGGACTTGGAACTATTAAAATAGTGATGCAAGGTTCGGCTTCAGCAACTGCTACGGTTCCATATAACCAAGCCTTATCTGAAAGACGACTTGATATTGTTACTAAATTTTTGAAAAGTAAACCAATTGGTGATAAAAAATTGGATGAGTTTTTCACTAAAGGAACAATTAAGATTGAATTATCTAAAGGTTCGGGTGAACAAACTGTTATACCAAAAACAAGTGTTGAAACAGGGTTTAGTGGGGCGACAGGAACAACTGTTGATTCGGGTAATGGTACTGATGTTGATTGTACTGTCGACATTAAAGATAAAAATGGTAAAGTAACTGCAATTTCACAAGTTTTCGCGACTAACGCAATGGCTTGTCGTAGAGTTAAAGTGAAAACTATTACAGTAACACCGGCACCCGTGACATCGACAACAACGGCGAAACCTGATGTTGTGGTAACAAATACAAATACAAATGGTAATACTGAGACATTACCAATTAAACGCCCTGAACCTGAGAAATCAATTGTTCAAAAAGTTAAAGAAGGGATTTCTAAAAAAATATTAAGAAATTTATTGTCGGAGTGTGATTACTTTGAAGTTATCAAAGAAAACGTTCCGATGTTATACGATTCAATTAAAGAAAAAATTAAGTATTTTAATCCCGCGTTTCACTCAATGACACCTGAAGGTTTAAATGCTCGATTAACATTCTTAAATCAATGTGTTAGACCTGGGGAAACAATCCCTGTGATAGGTAGTGACGGTAAACCTAAAGTTGCGGATGCGGTGAACACATCATTTGGTGCTCCACCCGTCCTTGTTTTACGTATTGGTGACTTCTACCACACTAAAATAATACCTGAAACACTTTCTATAACTTATGACCCGTTATTGTATGATATGAACCCTGAAGGGATTGGTGTACAACCTATGATTGCTAAAGTAAGTTTAGGTTTTAAAATGATTGGTGGTATGGGGTTAGCAAAACCTGTTGAACAATTACAAAACGCATTATCATTCAATTACTATGGTAATACTGAAATATATGATGAGAGAGCAACTTGGACTGAAGATACTTCGGTATTAGATAAAATGGTTGTGGATGCGATTATTGCTCAACAACCACCTGTTACGGTTGATAATTCAGGTTCGGTACAACAAACTAATGATGCCGGTACTACGATTGGTGAAATTAAAAACTCAATACCTTTAACTCCAAGTGGGGAAACGGGGGAAATGAGTTATATGAAAATAATGGATAAAGTGTTGGATGATAGTAAGACATATTTTACTAACATTTACAATTCATTAGAAGAAATTCAAAAACAAACTAACTATGGTATGTTACAATTGGTTAGTAATAAAAGAAACTTCTCAGGTGGGACTATAAATGAGGACGGAGTTGATAAACCTGTTAAGATTTACGGTAAACCTGTGTATCAAGATGATTTGGATAAATTATTTGAACAAGTATCTAATGATATATTAACGGGTAATCATCCAATCATATCGTTATTAGTGGATAAAGGGTTTGATGATAATACCACATTGAGTGTTATTAAAGATAACTTATTGAAATATATTAATAGTTTAAAAAGTTCATTATCAAGTGACATTAGTGTTATTACTAATAGTAAAATTGGTACGTCACAACAAGATTACGTTCAGAATATTCGTAAAATGAATTTTGTTAACACAAAAACAGATGGTAAAATATTGGATAAAGGTGAATTAAAAATATACAACATTAGTGACGGTGAGTTTAGTGATATGACAAATGATTATGGTAAACTTAATTTAGCGTTAAATGAATACTATGTTTTATTGGCGGAAACTAACGCAATTATTCCCCCACCATATCCTAAAGATGGTGATTTTTTCTCTGAAACCGCATTCCAAGGAGAACCAACTGAGTTCGCACGTTTCTTTATTTTAGTCGGTAGAATTTTCACCGATAAAAATAAAGTGAAAGAATTTACGACAAGAATTATAACACCAAATATTGCAACAATTAAAAAACCTAAAAAATTAACAAAAGTATTTGACGATGTGATGGATTATTTGGTTGGGTTATATAAAGATGAGATAAAGGCCGAAGATAAAGTATTTGATAAGTTTAAAAATACTTCCGAGTTTAAAAAATATACAACAGGGATTGATGAAATCTTGTATAAAAAAGGTAAATCGAGAATTGTTAAATATACAACAGTTCCTGATGCAACAAAAGAGGGTCAACAAAAAACGGACTTAACAAGTTTATATAAAGGGGACTCGTCTTTGATAAGTAACTTAGAAACCTTTAATGGTAAAATTAAATTTAATTAATTATGGGGGGTAGACAATATTATAACCGATATAATAATTTTATTATTGATGGAAAACAAACGGTGGTTCCATTTGTTGATTTACCGAGTAAAAGTACCGATAAACGATACATTTACAAAGTAGGTCAATCACGACTTGATAAAATATCACAACAATATTATGGAACGCCGTATTTTGGTTGGTTAATTATGTCAGCGAATGCTAAATTTGGGGGACAAGAATGGAATATATCTGATGGTTCTATATTGACAATTCCATTTCCTTTAGTAGCTTCATTACAGGATTATAACAATCAATTAGAAACACATTTCTTTTATTATGGTAGGTAAGACAGAAAACATCTTAGTCGATTTTGACTACAACAATATAACAATTATTGACCCCAATAAAGTGTTGGGTGAGGACGGTAGAGGTAAAGAACGTTATGTTAACCAAGAAGATTTGGTGATGTATGCGAATTTAGAGTGTAAAGTGTTACCTCGAACTAAATTGGCTGCGGGTGTTGCGGCTAATGACAGAGTCCAAACCTTATCAATAGCCACTATTAATTTTTTAAAACCCGGTGATAAAGAATTTTTAGATAATAGTTATACCGATGAATTAACGGGTAAAAATAGTTTACAAGGTAAAGGTGTTAACCAACCTAGCCAAAAACAAGTACCTTCTGAAGTTAAAAAAGGTGAGGATTGGTATCTTAGACAAACAATCAAATCAAATGGTGAGGAAAAAGCAACTGATAATGGTTTGTTAGGTATCTCACGTATTAATATTCGACAAGGTTTGGATTTTATGCCATCATTTAATATTGAATTAATTGATGTTAAAGGACGTGCGTTATTTGAGGCGGGTAATAGTTCCCCTTATGCTGCGTTCTTCAATATGCCTTACCCAATGTTTGAATTAACTGTAAAAGGGTTTTATGGTAAAGCCATTAAGTATAAATTAATGTTAAGGTCGTTTAATGCTAGATATGATTCTTACAGTAGTAATTTTATAGTTGATTTGGCGTTTTACACTTACAAATTCAGTGCTATTGCTGAAGTTTCTATGGGGTACTTATTGGCGGTCCCACATATGTATACCTCAAGATATTCGGTGAAAACCGCAACAGGTGGACCAAGTAACTTAACTGATGTCACTGATGTTACTTCAACAAAGGGTTTTGGTAAAGTTAAGGAAATGTATACCGAGTATAAGACAAAAGGGTTAATTCCTGAGAATTTCCCCGAATTGACAATTGTTAGGATGAGAAATAATATTGAAAATTTTATTAAAAATATTTTAGACTCATTTACTAAACAAAATATGGACCCTTTGACAAATGTTGAAACTTATCAAAAAATGTTGAACGAGTTTAGAGGTAAGGTGATGTATTATGACAAAACATCTTGGCTTGACAAGTATATGGATAAGACCAATTTTTTAATTATTAATTCCCCTAATACTGGTAGTTTAAAATCCGCGGTTAAGGCGACGGGAACTGACGCTAATACATTGGCATCAATGGGTAAATCAAGTTCAACAGTCCAAGGAAAAACTCTTAAAATCTACACGTTTAAACCTGAATTTACTGCTAATGAGAGAAATAACGCAATAACAGAATTAAAAACAAACATATTACCTCATTATCGAAAAATTTTAGGAGAAAACGACACTTTAGGGACTAAAGGTAAATACACCATTGATGGTAAAACTAATAATTCAAGTATTCCTGTTGACATCAAAGACGATATATTTGAGATTTCATTTACTGAAGACCAATTAAATCTTTCTGAAACGTATCGACAAGTTAAGGGTATAAAAAGTGACCCAACTAAAGAACAGTTAACAAAATTTAAAGCGGACCTTATCGCTAAAAAATATTTGAATGACCAAACTATTGTTATTAAAGACGGTAATACGATTGCAAAATTTGATTGGTTTTATTTTGATGGTAAAAATAGTTTTCTTGACAAAATTAATGACTTGTCAAGTCAAACAGGTAAATGGAGAGAAAAAATTCAAGATGATTTGACTAATGCTTTAGCAAAATTATTACAAAGTAGTGATAATGGTATTGGATTTGTTCCTAATATTAGAAACGTATTGGCGGTGGTATTTGCAAACGGTGAAGCGTTTTTACGTTTAATGGATGACGTACATTCGGCGGCTTGGGAAGAAAGATTAAATCCGTTAAGAAAAAAGGCGATTTTTGATAATACGGTATCTAATGCGAATCCTGACAATCTTAGTTCAGGTGTTAATGAGTTATTACCTGTTTATCCTTGGCCAACCTATATGGTTGCGACAACGGGAGAAAATGGTCACGAAAAATTTGAATACAAATATCCGGGGGATAATGATGTGATAGGTAGTACTAATGGTGACTTATTAAATATTTGGCCTGAAATTGAGTTTGTTGAAGAGTTTCTAAAAGGGTTTACCGCAAGAGCGTCTGAACCACAATTACCTTCACCAAAATTTAATGAAGTTACGGATGTCCAAAGAATTACGTTAAACGCTATTGAGTTTCCAATATCTAACACGGTATATCAGAATAAAGAGGAGGTTAAATATTTTTATGAGTTATTTGAACGAATTTTGTTTTTAACAAATTACTCAAGATTAAACCGAACTAATGGTTTTGTTTCGGCCGCAGATAAAACGGCGAATTTAATTGCTGAAAGTGAGGTTATTAATATTAAAGAAAGTTTAAGTAATGATAATCCATTCTTAATTAAAAAATTAAAGGAATATTCGTTAAATTCACAAAATTTTGTACAAGTACTTGAACACATATCAAACCAAGGTGTTGGGGTTAGTTGGCAGAATTATATTCGTGGAATTTACAATACCCCTTATATAAAACAATTATCAGAGTCTGATAATTTTTTATTTATGGATGAAGCGGTATTTGAAAATCCAATATCAAAACCTAATGTTAGTTTAACTAAAGAGGATGAGTTTATTGATTACTTGACAGGTTCAACAACAAGTAATGCGTTTGACTTATTAGATACTTATCCTTTTATTGATAGTACTTGGTGTAAAAATAATTTATCGGATAGTGGTACAATATCGTTAAGTCGTGATGCGTTCAACACAACTAAAACATTAACATTTGACAAAAAATATAAAACAATAACAAGTTTTAGTATTAACCCTTCTTCATACCCAATAACTAATTTTGTGTATGAAAATATTGTAATGCCAAAACCACAGACTAATCCAACATTTACGGATTTTTATAGTACAAGAAAGCCTGACACACAAATAATAACTGAAGGTAATTTGAATTATAACAATTATAGTGGGTATGTTAGTTCAAATCAAACAATCTCAATGTTGAACACCCCATATTTTGTTAATTCAATTCAAGAGGGGGTGAAAAACTTTAGAAATTACGATAAACATCCATATGTGTCCGCAGGTTATTTATTCTTAAATAGTTTACCATTATCAACATTAAGGGAAAAAAATAAATCATATAGTAACGGGGCAACATTGGACCTTGATTATATATTTGCGGGGTTAAAGAAATTTGGGGCGTTGCATAAATTACCATACGCTTGGATTGTTAAGTTAGGTTCAGTTTGGCATCGTTATAAACGATACGTTAATGATGGGGTTGATATCTTAGATGGTGTGTGGAAAGACTTTGATTATGTAACCAATTTTGACCCGGTGACTTCCGCAAAAACAAAAGATTATACTTTCACGGTTAATGGGGGAACTATTGATATTATCTTGGAGAAAAACTCAACATATGGTACTGACACAACATCATTAATTAATACAGGATTTTATCCTAAATTAATTAATGATTTTAACGTGTTTTACCAAGGATATAATATCTTTACTGGTTATACGAGTAGTGACATTCAATCGGGGGTGGATAATTATGGGTTATCTTTACAATATGTTGATAGTGCATCAATTAGTGGTGTTAAAACATTTGACCCAAATAATATTGGTAGGGATTTAAGAATCAATCCTTGGACTGTCTTTGTTGATTCAACGGATAAGGATTCTATATTCCCAATGCCTTCAATGGGTGTGATTAAAAACCAAACTCAGGATGAATGTTTCCAATTTGGTGATTTAAGGGTTGAGGTGACGGGTAATACCTCAATGTATAATGGTTCGGTTAGAACGTTTTGGGCGGCACCTACTTATGGGTACTTTGACAGTGGACGAGTTATGAAACCAAGTCCGTCACAATACCTTAAACAAATTTTAACAGGTTCGACCATTCAAGAAAACTTCGCCATTAAAGGGGATTTAACAAACTATTCGGAAATCAGTGAGATATTCTCAGTGTTTGAAACGGACATTTTAGATATGTTTGAAACTAAATTTTTAGACTTTTGTAAGGCTCAGTATGACGTGGATGATACAGTTGACTACGGACTTAACTTTCAAAAGTTAATGGTTAGTATGATGAAGACTCCAAAACAAACGGGGACAACACCAACTGAACTAGTTGAAAAAATACAAGAACAACAATTTGTTGATATTAATAACACAATTGAAAAATTCTTAGGGACTAATATGTATATCAAATATGGTAACCCATCAAATTTTGATAAAAAATTATTCTACACATTTTCTAACTATAGTTTAACCGATTCTTATGAATGGGAAAAATACGTGTCGTTGACACCAAATGCCTTACCTTATAATGGTGGTACTATCACATTATCATCGTCTAAGGCCAATTTTCCAAATGAGTGGAAGGCGTTGGAAACGTATGTTGGGTTTTCAGAAATTAACCAATTAGTTTATGGTAATAATGGTTCGTTTATTACCGACTTCTTTATTGATTTTAATGTTGCGTTTACAGTTGATAATGTTAAAACATTATCACCAATAATTAAAATTTACGCTAGTCAAAAATTAAGTGAGTCTTTAGATAACACCGCACTACCACCAACAACGCCGGAAGATAACTCATATGCGATATTACAAAATGGTAATAAGATTGAAATATTTTTAGGGCCAGGACCTAAAAAAACTGCGGTATTATTTAAACCTGATAAAAGTATTGTTTGGACATTACCATCGTCAACTGAACCTGATGATAATATATTAATTAACAACACTATTTTGGGTTATTACGGACCGTTAGGTATTCAGAATAACCCAATCTCAAGTAAAAAACTTAGGTCAAAGAAGTTAAAGTCAAAATCTGTTGCTAAATCTAACTTTAATCAAGTTAATTTTAAACAATTAATGGATGATTATGTAGCATCCTCAAGTAGGTTCCAAGATAGGGTGTTAAATAATTTAATGTTAAGATTACAAGTAATATTACCTGATGTTAATAATACACCTCAACCTGTTGTTGATTCGGTACTTGACGGTTCTCAAGGTAAACTTGATAATTGGGATAGTTTTAAATCGTTAAACGATAAATGGATTGCGGGAGCCGACTTTAAAGTTAAAACATTATTTGAGGATGTTTTATTACTTGATAGAGCAAGTAGAAATATTGGGGATAAAATTTTGGTCGATATCTATAAGTTGAAACATAGACTTGATACTTTATTTCAAGAAGGGACTAAAGTTGATATGTTATCATTTGTGGAATCTATATTGATGGAGAACAATTTTGTTGTTATGAATTTACCGGCATATGTTAACTTTTATAACGTACAAGACGCGGTTAAAAACGCAAACCCAAGACCTGAAGGAACGACAGAATTTGCAAATACGTTATTTGGAACATTTATGAATGTCGATACTCGTGATTCGTCAGCAAAAATGGTTTGTACCTTTGCCGGTAAACCAAGTGAGAATGTTGCAATTAAAAACGTCGATTTTAAATTTAGGGATGATGCTTTTGATATTAGAAAATCAAGTGATAACCCTTTAATTGAAAATCAAATAGGTAAAACGGATTGGGATAAATCAAATAAGGTTGTTGGGTTCAATGTTGATATCGGACCACAAAACCAATCAATATTCTACGGTTTTAATGTTTCCCAACAA